AATTTTAAAGTTTATGAGAATTAGGCGAAGAGGCGATAAAGATGGTTGATTTTATGGTTCGATTTTTGACAGACTCCCCTGCACCGCTGGTGCTTACGGGTATTCTTTATATTGGTCAGATGATTGCTTACCTGAGACAAGGTGAACCCGGTATGGCAATTATCTTTGGTGCGTATGCACTTGCCAATGTTGGTTTTGTTCTTGACTTTATGAAGAGGTTTAATTAAAATGGAAAAGGCGAGCTACCCCAGCCCTTGCGATAAGTGTGGCGAGGATGTTGAGGCAAAAGAAGATGCCACGATGCTGGAAGCCATTGCCTATGATAAGGCATTTCTGGTCTTCGGTGCGAAGCGTCGGCATATTCTTTGTAGCCCTTCACGCGCACAGTTTATTGTGCATGATGATTTTGAGGATACGATTGACGAGCGTCAAGCGTATGATAAACGGTGTCTTCCTACTCCAATGAGAAAATCCAGAGAAGCACTTTGGACCTCGGCATGGGAGATTCTACAAAAAGATGGGGAGAGTGATTAATGCGCGGACTTGGTAATTTGTTTTTCTATAAGCTGCATGATGATGTTACATTGCCTTCAAAGGCAACAGCGGGATCTGCGTGTTTTGATTTTCATGCATATCTTACTGCGGGAACTGAACTCAAGGTTGCCGATAATGATTTGTACCAATCTAATATCGTTAAATCAGATTGCTCTGTGACACTCGGTCCTAAAACTCGCATGTTAATTCCAACCGGATTGATTGCAGAGATGCCTGAAGGGCATTCAATTAGGATTTATCCAAGGTCTGGTGTGTCATTTAAGCAGGGCTTGGCGTTGTCTAATCAGGTGGGTATTGTTGATTCTGATTATGTTGAAGAGATTTTTATTTCTTTAATCAATCTTTCCAACACACCAAAAAGGATTATACATAATCAGAGGATCGCACAAGGTGAGCTTGTTGCCCACCAGTGGTATAGGATTCGCGAAACTTTGGAAAAGCCAGTATCTTCTTCGGATCGTGTTGGGGGTTTTGGTTCAACTGGGGAATAATATAATAACTATTTTTTGGAGGACTTGATGTGAAATTAGAAGTATCTATGGAGGAGATGAGAAAGAAGAAAATTTTCATCGGCACGCCAATGTACGGGGGTCAATGTCATGGTATGTATACCAAGGCAACGAACGACCTTGCTGCAATGTGTGCCAGTATGGGAATTGAGCTTCGTTTCTTTTATTTGTTTAACGAGAGTTTGATTACCCGAGCAAGGAACTATATTTGTGATGAGTTTATACGATCTGGTTTTAGCCACTTGGTATTTTTGGATAGTGACATCGGTTTTAATCCTCATGACGTTCTCGCGATGGTAGCACTCGCAGACGAAGATTCTGATAAAGATATTGTCTGTGGGCCTTATCCCAAGAAGTGTATTGCATGGGAACGAATCGCTGCTGCTGTAGAGTATGGCATCCCGCCGGATGGAAACCCAGCTTCGCTTGAGCAGTATGTGGGAGACTTTGTT